ATTACACGCAGAATCAGTAACAGGAAGAATGGGTTATGCTGCGGGGTATAAAAAAGATATTGAATTAGAAATGTTAGACCCAACAGGTGTTGTGGTTGAAAAATGGATTTTACAAGGTTCATTTATGACTGACTTAAACTTTAATGAACTTGACTACAACAATGACGCATTAGCAACAATTGATTGTACGTTAAGAATGGATAGATGTATCCAAGTATACTAAAAAAATAATCTGTCGATATATTTCAAGGGGATCTTTTATAAGGGTCCCCTTTTTTATTTCATTTAAACTTTACTTTACACTATTTAATAGTTACATTTAAACAGTATGGAAAACGAATATAGAATAGACCCAACAATTCAATACGATGTTGTTGAATTACCAAGTAGAGGTATATACTATCCAAATGGTACGAAATCATTAAAGGTAGCATACCTAACTGCTGCAGATGAGAATGTTTTATCCTCACCAAACTTAGCGGCAAATGGAGACATTGTCACAGAACTTTTAAAAAGAAAGGTTTTAACTAAAGATGTACCTGTTGAAGATTTAACAAGAGAAGATAAAGAGGCAATCCTGATTTTTTTACGTAATACCGCGTTTGGACCTGAATTAAAATTAGAGTTAAAAGACCCAAAAACAGAAGAATCATTTGAACATACAGTTGATTTAAGTGAACTCACCTATAAAGAATTCGATTTAAAAGAAGACGAAAACGGTGAGTATCCATATTTTATGGAAAAATCTAAAGTGGATATTACATTTAAATTTCTTACACCAAAAGACGAACAAGAATTAGAGGACATAACTAAAAGTTGGAACGGTCTTGGTGCACCTCCTATTGTTACAAAAAGATTAGAAAAACTGATCAAGAGTGTTAAGGGTAATAAAGATCAAATGAATATTAGAAATTTTATTGAGACCTTACCCATATTAGATTCTCAGGATTTTAGGAAATACGTCAATAAAGTCAAACCAGGTGTAGACTTAGTACACCACGCAGTCGCCCCATCAGGAGAAAAAGTCACTTTTAGAGTAGACTTTGGGGTGGAGTTTTTTCGTCCTTTCTACGGAATATAAAAGCGCGCAGTTTACTGAAACCTTATTTTTATTAAGAAAAGGGTTCTCACACAGAGATGTGTTAGAGATGCCAGTTTTCATGCGTAGATACTATGTTGAGAGAATTATAGAATTAGAAAAGTCTTCTGACTAGTATTTATCTATATGGACGGATTAAAAAAGGCACAAGAACTAGCTAAACAATGGAAAGAAGGTGGTCTCTCTGATAAGGAGTACAAAAACCAGATGGCACGCCTTGCCGAACAAAGTAAAAAAACGGATAGTTCTTCTTCTAAGATGGATTTTAGTATTGTTCAGTCTATTGGGACATTACTAAAATCCGCAAGAATCCAACAATTTGCACCTGAAGAGATAGATACTTTAGGGGATTTGGCTAAGAATTATAATGCGACAGGTAAAGGTGCATCGGGAACTATAGGTGATGTTGTTAACTCTTTAATAAAAACATCATTCGATGGTATGGGTGGTTATATTAAAGAACAATCCTACTTACTCACATTTGTCAACAAAGAGTTAGGTTTAGCTGGTGATTTATCAAAAAACTTTAGAGAAAGTGTCTCAGAAGCACAACCCGCATTAACGAGAATGGGAATTCCTTTCAAGGAGATGAGTGATTCTGTGGGTAAATTAATAGAAGATACAGGTAGGTTTGCGTTAGTTGGTACGGATATGTTAGTACGTGCGGGTGAAGTCGCGGGTGCTTATGGTATGAGTATGTCTGAAGTTATTGGTGCATACGATGATTTTGAAAAAGTAGGTATAGGTGCGGCACAAGCACAAGAATCAATTGCAGACGCTGGTAAACGTTCTTTAGAAGTTGGGATACAATCAAGACAAACCATTCAAGGAATGATAGAGAATGTCGGAAAGTTGAATGAATATGGTTTTCAACAAGGTGTTGAAGGTCTTGAGAAGATGGTTAGAAGATCAACCGAAATCAGAATGAGTTTAAGTGAAACATTTAAAGTTGCGGATAAAGTATTTTCACCTGAAGGGGCGTTAGAACTATCTGCGGAATTAGGTGTCTTAGGTGCGGCGTTTGGAGATTTTAACGACCCACTAAGACTTATGTATATGGCAACCAATGAAGTAGAAGGATTACAAGGAGCGTTGGAAGGTGTGGCGGGTAATTTGGCAACCTACAACATGGAGACGGGTGGATTTGAAGTAACAGGAGCTAACCTTAGACAGGCAAGAGAAATTGCATCCAAATTAGGTATAGATATGTCTGAACTTACTCAATCAGCGATTGCACTCCAAGAACGTCAACAGGCGGCATTAGCATTAGAAGGTTTAAATATTAATCCCGAAAACAAGGAATTTTTAACCAACCTCGCGAGAATGAAAGACGGAGAAATGTCAATTGACTTACAAGCGGCAGGGTTAGAATCAGAATTTGGGGTAAAAACCATGAAACTAAGTGACATGAATAAAGAGGTCGCGGATAAAATACTTGCATTCCAAGACGAATTTAAAGATAAATCGGAGAAAGATCTTATAAGAGAACAAGTAACTTTAATTGAAAATGTGAGTAGGGATGTTAACTACTTAGCTACATTGGCAAGATTAAAAGTTGCGGGTGTTGCGGATGAGACCGTAAAACTACTTTCTAAGATGGACGCTAAAGATGCGGGTAGTAGTTTAAGTGATATGCTTACTACAGGTACAGATAAATTAGTAGAACAATTTGGTAAGAGTGGTGCTAAAATTGCGGAAATGGCAAGAGAAACTTTAGGGATTGATGTGAAAAAAGATTTTATGAAAACTGAAAATGTCCCTTTAGAAACAACTACCGAACCAAAAAAGAGTCAAGTAGAAGTAACTGTTAACGCTAAAGACGCAATTAGTGGATTCTATCAAAAGGAATGGACACTAAACCCTGAGAGATGGGTTCAAGGTAAAGGTTATTTAGACCCTAATTAATTTGAGGGTTTTTCATCTTAAATCTATTTATATTAAAAAGAAATTATGCCAAGTAACTTAGATTTCGATTCTACAAGTCAATTTAGGGATAGTATATTAAATAGGACGTTACAACAACCCAACGGTCCTCAGACATTTAATAGTTCCGCATACTCTGTAGAGTCTCTTAGTGACCATTCAAATATTAGTCAGGGAGATGTAGACGATAATCTAAATACTTATTTATCAGTACCTCAAAACTCAAACACATTTACTACAGAAAATTTTAGTACTGTTGATACTTTAAGAAATTTAACAAGGATTGATGATTTGGGGTTATATCCCGAATATTTTGTACAAGGGAGTTATAGTAATTTAATTAGTATTATGACGACCGACAACTACGATAATGAATCGAGGTTGATGAAGTTCGCGGCAAGACATATTAGGGAAAACAAACAAGGACCTGTTTTAGCAAGAATAACACAAAATTTAGTTGCCGCCACTTATGGTAGAGTAAGACTAATAGATGCGTTGGAAGGTAATTTAGCAACAGCGGTTAATATTGTTACAGGTAAAGAAGGTTTAATAGAGAAGAATTTTAAAGTAACGGTTGCCAAAACCATAGCGGGTAAGGCGATTGATTTCTTACAAACAGTAGCGGGTGTGGAATTTCCATGGAGTGAAATACCTGGCGATTATTTGACAAACCCAAGAAGACCAACGGTTAATAGACCTGAGGCACAAACAGGATTGGGTGCAATTATACAAGATGTGACGGGGGCGTTAGGTTCTCTAATAGGAATTCAAAGAAGACCTAAACTGTCAAGAAAACCATCTGATTTAATGATTGAATATTTAGGTTCAGGTCAGAAGGATATTTTATTCGACAACCTAAGTTATTCAACATACGCACCAAACTATACAAAAACAGCAAGATCACAACAATCATCTAAATTATTTACCTTCATTGATAAAGTGGGTGATGCAATTAACGACGTTTTAGGTATGGGTGCACCAAGAGGTGTGGCATACATAGGTGATGATAGAGGTGAAGATGTAAAATACGCGATGGGGGATTTTAATGATAACATCGTTAGAAGTAGTTATTACCTAAGTTTAATGTTTGACCCTGTACAAACTCAGTTATTTGAACGACAACGTTCTGTGGTTGAAGGGGGACAAATAGGTGGTAGATTAACATGGTACAGTAGTAAATCAAAAAATAAGTTAGGAGAAAGTAACCTTGAATACCAAGTTGAGAGATCTCAATTAGAGGAAAGTCTTTCTACTAAATATGGATTTAGAAGTGACTCCATTTTAGGTAAAACTCAAGAACTACTTGAAACTATGCCATCAGACGGTGGAGCTGCGAGGTCACATGTTGCGAACGCAATCGACCAAACAAGTAGAATATTTAGAGAAGGTAACGTAATGATGTCGAGAGGATCGGCAGTAAAGTACGTGGATAAGTTTGGGGAAGAGTCAGGTGTTGAATACTGTAGAGTATGGACAAAAGACGACCCATACATGAACATGTCCGACACAATGAAACGTACGGGTAATATAAGAAAGTTTGACTCTAGTGTGATGTCAAAACCATGGAATTTAAACATGGCACCAATGTCTAATGGAGAAGGTTCTTTTGAGGGATCAACTAATATTGTTGAATCTACGTTTGGTGATGGTTACATGGCAAAAAAATATATGTTCTCACTTGAAAACTTAGCGTGGAAAACATCTACACTACCAGGTTTTACATACACGGACTTACCGTTTTGTGAAAGAGGACCTAATGGAGGTAGAGTGATGTGGTTCCCACCATACGATATTAAAGTATCGGAACAAAATAATGCGAGATGGGAAAGTAATGTCTTTTTAGGTAGACCTGAACCGATATATACATATCAATCTACTGAAAGGTCGGGACAAATATCATTTAAAGTGGTTGTCGATCACCCAAGTATATTGAACCTTTTAGTTACTAAAGTTTTCAAAGGAATGTCAGATGAAGAATCCGACAATTATATAAACGCGTTTTTTGCGGGATGTGAGGAATTAGATTTTTATGAGTTAATAAGAACTTACACAACTTTAACTAAGGAAGATATAGGTAGTATTCAAAAATATTTAGAGGCGGATAATCCTGATAAAGAATCAATCACCAAATATAAAGTAGAGGTGGATGATAGTGAATATGAAACACCCGATTTAAGTCCTATTGAACAAGCACCTGAGAAAACCTTAATTAACTTATATTTTAGGAACGACTTTCCAAAGATAGGTTCAAGTGCGGTAACAAGTCCCAATACATATACCGACGAATATACTACTTATGTTGGAAATAGAGGTTCAGCAACAGGAACACCGGCTGACGGGACTTATATGAAAGACTTAGTAAACGGATTGGATATGGTTTTTACCGCACCACTTACCGTTAACAAAAAGAATGACATAGAAAATATTTTTGGTAAATCCGAGGGAATAACGGGTAGTACTTCTGATTACGCACTTGTTAGGGATAAAATAGATAAAGGTTTCGATAGACTTGTTGATAACAAGGCAACATATGACGACAAACTAACCTCTATTAAATCAAGGATTGAAGGTGGGGAACTTAAAGATGTTTTAATTAAAATATTTACTAGTACATCATCTGTTGCCGATAACAATTATAACGTAAAATTATCGGCGAGGAGAGCACATAGTGTCTTTATAGATGTTATGAAGAAGATACAGAAAAACAGTAAAGATTATGGAGAAGACTTTTCAAAGGTTGTCCCATCATCGGGAGTACCCTCAGTATCTCAAACACTTGGTTATACTTTTGAAGAGTTAGGATATGAAGGTATAGAAGGTGGTTTACGTATAGGTTATAGCGCAAATGGAGAAACAGTTAGTAAAGAAGAAAACTTGTTTGGTGGGGGTAGTGTTCCTGTAAATTGTCACAAAGATGAAATACGATCTAATAGTGCACTAAAAAGAACCGCACCTGTTACGTTTTACTGTAGACACGCAACCGTGGAAATGGTTGAGACACCAATAGATAAATTACCTGACCTTCCTGACGATCCAAAAGTTAAACTAACACCCGACGGAACAATAGAACCACCTAAGGTAAAGAAACCACCTATTAATGAAATGAAAAAAATTATCATGAAGACGTTGTCTGAGTGTTATTATTTCAAGGCATTAGAGGAGGATTCACCTGTTACATTTAAAAGTTTAACAGAAAAACTAAAATACTTCCATCCCGCGTTTCACTCAACAACACCTGAAGGTTTGAATGCGAGGTTAACATTCCTTTTGCAATGTGTTAGACCTGGTGATACAATACCACTTAAGGGTATTGCGGATAATAATGATATAAATGCGAGAAATACAAGTTTCGGTCCACCACCGATATGTGTGGTTAGAATTGGTGATTTTTATCATTCTAAGATCGCAATTAGAGATGTCAACATAAATTACGACGAAGGTGTATGGGATTTAAATCCTGAAGGAATCGGTGTACAACCAATGATTGCTAATGTAACTCTACAAGTAAACTTTATTGGTGGACAAGGATTAGATAAACCTGTAGAAAGATTACAAAACGCGTTATCGTCTAATTTCTTTGCAAATACAGAAATGTATGACCCAAGATCTATAGGTACAAGTAATATTGACGGAAAAGACCCTGAAGAATTTACAAAAGAGTTTTTAGAACAACTACAATCGGCAGGATCCAATTCTCAAACACCCGATGGAGAACCATTAGAAGAAAATGAAATTAAACAAGGTGTTTATATTGGAGGATCAGGAGAGACACTTTCATATGGTGAGATTGTTAGTGGATTAAATACAGATATAGAATCATATTTTAAC